GTTCGAGGACCCTGCGTTGTCCCTGCTGAATCCAAACAGCCTCCTTTGGGTGGACACAGATTAATCTGGGTCCACGGGAGTCCTTTGGAACAGCAGTAACATTGCAAGTGATATCATGACTGGTCTTAAGCCTCTCGTCGCCGACAACTAATACGTCATGCCAATAATTTGGCATGCCGCAGAAGTATTGGTCGAAAGGATAAAACCCAGTGATTCTATCATATATGGTGGTGAAATCACTCTTCTTCTCTGGCTTGCTGGGCGGAAACACCGCACCAGGGCCATGGAATGGAGTGATCTCATCAAATCTACATTTCGCAATTACTTGCGAGATAAGAGTTTGAGCACGAGCAACGATACGCGAACAAAGGTCGGAAGACTTTGCAAAAGCAAATCTTTCGTCCTGGAGCTCGATTTCGTTGTCCGTTCGGATGAAAGCGGCGAGAGCCGCGGACATTTGTTCATTGGTAGGTTCTTTCTCAACTTTGTAACAGAATAGCAAACAACAGCGTAAGAACTTCAGGTATCGTGGATTTTCCGTAACACGGAACTCACGAGCCAGGGGTTCGATCCATTCTGGAAAGCAGGGAAAATTCCCACCTTCCTCAATGTATTTCAGCAGTTGTTTGTCCAATGCGGGTCCATCTTTATAGACCCACATATCTGTAACATCAGGGACGCCAAGTGGCACTCCTGACATTAACGAGATATCCATTAGCAGGCGGTTATATGTACTATGTACGTATGACATGTGTATTTACAGTTACCTGATTCCGTTTGATGATATTTTTCATTCGCCCTGACGAGAAGACTATGTCTTCTCGCTTATAGCGTTTGACTTATAGGCTACAACGTTTGTGACCTAATCACTGTTCCTCAGTGACGAACAAGTTCGTCGCGAGGTTCAGAGCGTTAGCGTCAGCGGACGTCGTAGCAATCATCTGCCGAATGCTATCTACCATCGCCAAAACATCGGCGTCGGTGATAGTAGTGTCGGACGGCCTGCCAACAGTCAGCTGAGCATAACTAACGAGGGGTTGCCCCGTAGTGATGTTGATAGCGTCCTGTTGGAATCGAACCACATGGCGTCGACCCGAAGCTTTCGTTTTCGAGTCGATATAATCCTGGTGGCCGATGGTCAGGGAGAGCTTGCCAACGGCGACAACGTCGCCGGTAGCAGCTTTTCGAAGCGAGCCATCCTTGTCTGAGTAGACAAGTTTGACGCTCTTCGTTTTGATGGTCAGGTCATTGTTCATGATCTTATTTTATGGACTTTTACCTACCATAGCGGGTAGATACGCATTACTTTTTCAAGTTCGCCACTATTTGGTGGAGCAAAGCGGCACTCAGTGCCATTTGCTTCTTTCCGAACCGACTATTACTTCTGATCGAAAGATCATTAGCAATAGGTTTCCGGCGGTAGTATCCGCACTCATAATTACCCAGTAGTTTGCCTTCAATGCCGGTATCGTTTTTGCCACCACTCTGGTGATAAACCAGATCGATGCCTAAACGATAGCCTTCACTGACCCAGATAGAATCTAACCGCTTTCGATAACCTACTAATAGGTTGTCTAAGCGATCAAATATATCTGAAGTGTCGACAAACCAGTCAACCACGAATGAGAAGGGAACAAGTTCCCAACCCAACGAGGCTGGCCCAGACGCACCGAGCAGTCGAATCAAACCATCTGCTACAGCAAAAGAATTGCCGTAGAAATGAGTCGTATCAACGCCTTTCGCTCCAGCTAACCTATAAGGAGTAACAGCAGGGTAAACTTTACCATGCCAGTACTTATTCTGGGTGTAGCTATAGCCGTTCGTCGGAGCATTCTCCCCATAGTAACGACATGAATTAGCCGCGATGCCGACAGTGTAATCAGCCGTATTCGGCTGAGTCCACTTGCCTTCACAGCGACTAATAGCAATGATCGGGCGATTAGCCCTATCACGGAGTTGACGCAGTCGCTTTCCCAGTTGGGGAAGCATTCTGCGCATCTTTTTGATATCACTAATCAGGGGAGCTATACCGAACTGATACCCGAGGTAGAGCGATGAGCTTTTCTTCCACAAACGTAGAAGATCTCTCTTTCGAGCTAACTCGATGGTGTCACGAATGCTAGTCAAAACGCTACCAAGCTGATTAAACTCTATGGCGGTTAAGAGGTTGTTAACCTCGTTATCACCATAGAATTTATGCTTAGCAGCGCTGATAAGCTGAGCTTCGGTTTTCGGATATGTAATCGCATTATTACTAGTGAGGAGGCAACGCATGTTGTTTAACATTTCGTCACCTATCTTATGATTGTGCAGGCGGTAAATCGGAATGGGACTGACGCTTACGCATCGGTACCCACGCCAAAAACCAGCCTGGCCAGTTTCATAATATTGGAACACATTGTGTGATTTCAAGCTGAGCTTGTCATACGTATGTGTAACCTCCTTAAACGGCAACTTGACATTCGGGTCGTCGATCATAGTTGAACGATCGAAGCCCAATTGGCAGCCCTCAGAATCAGTCACTATGTCAGTGCCTGATTTTGCGACTGGCAATGTATTACCAGGTTGCTTGTACCAGTACTTGGTCCGGACTTCCGGAGCAATTCCTGGATCTAGTAGTAGTCGATTACGAGTTCTCATAAGTCAGAAGAGATGCC